CAAGGCACTCCACGTATAGGTGCCGCGCCGGCGGATCGCTTCCGCGAACCGCCACGTCATCATCTCGACCTCAGTCATTTCTGCGCGCCGCCCTGGTGATTTCGAGCACGACATCGGCAGGCGTGTCTTGCACCATGATCGGTTCAGCACGACCGACCACGTAAACACGGGTGTTTACGTACTGGCCGCCCTGTGTGGTGTTGCCGTTCTCGACGCTGACAATGTGCGCCACGTTGATGAGAAGACCCTTGAAGGTAGCGAACTTAGTCATCGAGCAGCCCCGGCTTGCGGACGTCGACCTTCTTGAACAGGTTGAGCGTCGTGGCCTCCGAGTCCTTGCAGCACTTGTCGACGGCCGCCTTGCCGAAGGTGAGCTCGAGCGTCGGGCGGTCGAGCAGCCGGCGCACGGTGGTCTTCGGCACGGCCATGTAGTCGGCACCGACATAGTCGCCGGTGCGCATGATGTCGGACCGCAGCTCGTCGGCTTCGGCCTGCATTAACTTAATCTGCTCGCGCAGATCAGCCAGCCTATCGACAGGGTGACGGTTTCGTGTGATCTTTGGTTTGGGCATCGCGTTGCTCTCCAGGTTGCGCGGTGTCAAGTGACGGCGGCTCGGTTCACCCCGGCCGCCGTTGCGATTCTATGTAACGGAATTATCCGTCCACCGCAATAGGCCATAGAGATTTTCTCGCGGATTTTCACTGGGAAATTGCGCAAAATCTTCCACACGATCAATGGCGCGTCTAATTGTTGTGCGGATGTTGGCGTGAGACAGGCTGCGCGGGAAGCCTTCGATCACCAGCTTACCAGCATCGGCGATATCCTTAACAGTCGATGGCTTGCCCAGGTACTCGAGCGCCAGCACCAGCTTCTCGCGAGCATTGCGCTCTCGCTGATTGCCGGAGCGATGCGCGGTGCCGCCCTTCCATTCGACCACAGCGGTGTCGATCACGGTCCCGTCCGCCAGCGTGCCGATGTCGACCTTCTTCAACGAGAATTCACGGTCGAATTGGTCACCGTCGCGCACCTTGGTGACGGCGAACTTCTTGGAATCGGCGATCTCGATCTCGACATCGGTTGCCGCACGCAGCGCGCTCGAGCCGCGAGCACCGGCGGTGATGTCCTTGCCACTGTGGTGCACCCAGCCGACGAGCGTGTGATAGCGGTCGCGCAGGTCGTCGCCGTTCTTGACCAGGGTGGACATGTCCTGGGCGGTGTTCTCGTTGCCGGGTGCCATGACCCTGGCCAGGGTGTCGAAGACGATCATTTTGATAGGTTTGTCGATCCCGTCGATCACCGCCTTCAACTTCACGATGTCAGCCTTGCCGTCGAACATGTTGACCACCGCCGGCACCAGATAGAAGTCGTCGCTGTTGCCGTGCAGATCGAGCAGGGCCTTGAGTCGACGGCGCACCGAACGCGGCGATTCGGCGGCGACATAGATGACAGCACCTTGCGCGACGCGGCGGCCGTCCCACTCGAGGCCGAGCGACACGCGATAGCAGAGATCGAGCACGGTGAATGTCTTGCCGCTGCCCGATGCGCCGTAGACGACAAACATGCCCTGGGAGGGGAACAGTCCCTCGATAACGCCGATCTCGGTGTCGTCGAAGAGACCGGTCACCGACTCCGTCACCGACATCGCGCGGATCGAATCGACATGCGCCTTCTGCGCCGCCGCCGCGTCGGCCGGCGATTCAAAGCCCTGGTCGATGGCTTCGCGCTGCAGCGCATCGGCGACGGTGCCGGCGACGTAGGAGAACAGCCGCTTTTCCTGGAAGGTCCTTTTGACCTTGACGCCGTAGGCGCACAGCAGCAGTGCGATATCCCCAGGCGGGACGTTGAAGCGGACGAGAGCGCGACAGAGAATATGGTCGTCCTTGCTGGTGTCGCCTGGGGTCGGGTTGGTCACCGGCCGCTTCACCGCCTTCTCGAGCGCCGGCGTGGTGCGCACCAGGGTTTGAAGATGCTCCGGCAAATGGTCGGGCTTGCCGAGCACCGCGACGAGTTCCGGCTCGGTGACGCCGTCCAGGTCGGTGATGGTGTCGTTGGATGGCTTCGCCAGATCTTCCGGCCTGATCACGCACAGCCGCCTGAGATTGGTGATCGAGGTCGACGGCCCGCCGTGATGCCACAGCCCCGACACGGAGCGCACGCGGCCGGCGTTTTTCTTGGCGGCGTTGGGCCAGTTGTAGGTGTAGGGCACGCGGAACAGATTGTTGACGCGGCAGGTCTTCTTATCCGCTCCAAAAGAGCGCGCCAGGGCCTTCACCATCGATTCGTACTGCGTGATGCCCTTCTCGATGTCCTCGAGCGGCATCAGCGTCGGCTTCACGAACTTGAAGACGACCTGCACGCCGTTGCCGCTGTCGATCACCGACGTCGGCACGCACAAATCGGTGCCGATCATGTTGTCGATCATCTCGCGCAGGCGCAGGCGCTCGTCCTCGAGCGGAACGGTCTTGTCTGGATCGAAGTCGAGCACGACGCCGCGAAACTCGATGATGTCGTCCCTGGCAGGAACGTCCGAATGTTCATACCCGGCGCGGTTCGGCAGCCAGAACACCTGGAACTGTTGCTTCTCGTGCGCGCGGATGTAGCTGCGCATCGCATCAACGGATTTGGGGTCGCCGGTGTCGAAGGTCTGGCCGCGACCACCGGGTCCTTCGGCCGGGATCATCACGACCGTTATCGGGCCGCCGTCGGCGAAATCGCAGAGGAACCGCGTCGCTTTGTCGGCGTCTGGTGCCAGGGTGTCGGGATAGAGGGTCTTGTAATTAACTGGATTCGCGTTATTTTCTGGCATGACTGCTGTCCTTTTGCGAGGCTGCGGTTCTTGACTGTGAACCTTGGCGGGTGAGCAGTTGAATGAAAATGGCCGGCGATGTGGCAACCGCCGGCCATTTATTTTGCCGGTTCACGGCAGGACGCGCAACAGCAATTCTTCGGCACCATAAACCGCCGGCTCGCCGCAGGCTTCGCATTCGTATTTCCTGGCGTCCGGCTCGACGCCGGTCTGCTCGTTGCCGCATTCCACGCACAGGCCGGGATCGTCCAGCGTCATGCGGTGGCGCTCGCAAGCCTGCATCAGGCGCTCGAGCGTGATCGTGTGATGCACCTTCATGTTTTCCTTCCAATATTGTCGAGCGCGTCGCCAAGCGAGATTGACCGCTTCGGCTCGCTTCACGGCCACTTGCCCATCTCCACCGCCAGCAGCAACAGCAGCTTGCGGCGCTGGTCTTCCTCGAGCGCCAGGAGGAATTGCTCGCGCTCGTCGCGCTCGGTGTCGAGGAAGAGCTCCAGCAGCACCAGCGCCTCGAGGTCCTGTTCGATGTCGATCATTCCCAGCCCCCCAGCCAGCGCACGATGTCGCCTTTGTTGGAAACGCCGCGCCCGCGATAGAACCAGTTCTTGGTGCCGCTGTTTGGGTAGTAGTGCAGCGACACCGAGCGGGTGTTGATCTTGATGGTGAAGAGGCTGCCCTGGCGCTTGGCGATCTGGATGGCGCAATAGAGCATCTCATCGAGCAGTGCGTTGGCTTCGTCCTTGGTCATTCGTATTTCTCCAGGTTGAATTCCTTGCTGCCGGTGTGCAGGCACTTCGGCAAGGTGATGCGCTTCTTGATCAGCGACTCGAGGCTGACGCCGTTGCCTTCACCCTCACCACGCAGCGACTGGCGCATGACGTTGCGGTCCTGCATCTGTCTCGAGACGCGGAAATTCTTGACGTCGACGACCGGTCTCATGGGAACTCCAGATGCGGTACGTGGATCGATGCGCAGTGGTTGTCCGCTGCGCCGGTGACGAGGTTGGCGATCATCAAGGCGATGACCGCCAACACGAGCAGGTCGGTGAGCCTCACAGCGCGTCCACCAGCTTGGCCTCAGCCAGGATGGCACCGGCGGCGAAGCGCGCCTTGCCAGACTTGTTGTTGTAGGCGTTGGTGCCGATCCGCTTGGCCAGCTTGTCGATGTCGATCCACAGGTCGACGCGCACTTGCACATAGCGGCCCTTGTTCTGGTTCCAGACGCGCACGTAGCGAAAGAAGGTCGCCATCAGAAACCCCTCTTCATCGGGAAGTCGGCATCAGGCAGACCGGCGAGCGGTGCCAGGGCGGCGGCCTTGCGGGCGTCATCCCTGGCCGCCAGCTTCGGCGTCGCCAGGATGGCGGCGGCGCGATAGCGCCGCTCATGCAGGGTATGGGCGATGTCCTCGCGCCGCTCCCAGTGGTCGGCATCGAGCGCGCTGGATTCGATCTCCAGGCGGGCGATGTGAGCGATGGTGTCCACCAGCTCAAGGGCTTGATCGAAGGTCATTTCGGGTTTCTCTCCAGGTTGCGGATGGTGACTTCCAGCAGCAGCAGGCGGTCGAGATACTGTCGCCGCCAGCCCTTGTTGCGGAGGATCATGCGGATGCAATTGTGCAAATGCCTATCCTCCATCCGGCGCACCGGGATGAGACGCCCATCCCGGCAGCGCCAAATCGTGTCCCTCATTTGAGGTGGAATAGCCCGTCGCAGCACAGGCAGGCGGCTTCGAAGTTGTCGCGGGCGACGCGCACCTTGACCGGCGGCACACAGTCACACTCAAAGAGCCGCAGGCGCGAGCCTGAGCCCTTGCCTTGCGACTTGCCGCCGCGCGTGCCGACACCGGCACTGCACGGCTTCAGCTTGAGCAGGCCAGGGCGCTGGCCGGTCAGCAGCGCATTCCCCGGCATCAGCTTCGACAGGTCGAGCGGCGTGCCGTCCTTCGGCGTGGGCAGGCGGATGATGGCTTCGCGGATGTCCGGCGCAAAATGCGCCCAGGTATAGGCGGTGCCGGCGGCGCGCACGCAGCGCAGCCCCAGCTTGTCGCAAGCGGTGTGCCAATCAGCACCATGGCCGGCCTTCCAGCCGGCCAGGACGTGACCGAGCTCATGCAGGGTCGTGCCAGCCAGTTGCACGTTGGATTCCTGGTGCAGGGCATTGATGGCGACGAACGGCACCGCTTCGGTGCCGCCGTTTTTCCAGCGGTTGTAATAGGTCACTCCGCGCGTGCCGTCGGGACCAGCGCCATAGCAGAGCTTGACGTCGCGGACGATGGCGGCATCGGTCGAGCTCAACTTGCTGGCGGCGATGTCGGCTATCGCGCCGACGAATTCTTCATGTGTCATGGGACAATCTCCAGGTTTGTCCGTCTCGTTTAAACGAGGAACCGTTACAAGTCAACTCACTTGTAACGGAACGCTGCGAAAATAATCATGCCCACCGCCGCCACCGCCATCGACGGGAAAAACCAGAAAAACGGGATGACGATAGCGGCAGCCAAAGGCTGCTCGATCTCAGGCCGATAGGCAATGTTGTAGAGCCCCATCGCCAGGAACGGCACCACCGGCGCGAGCCACACATAGACCCAGGTGCGCACCACCCTGGCCGCCAGACTGGGTGCCGACACGGCGGCGCGCACACCGTGCACGAGCGCCGCGTCGACAATCTGTTCGCGAACCTTAGCCATGATTGATCACCGGCACCGAATTCAGCTTCATCTCGACTGTCTTCAGCCCCTGGCGCTCAATCGTGGCATCGAGCCATAGCTGCGCCTGCCACCGCCAATCGCGCGGCATTTCACGGTGCATCGCGGGATGAGCGACGAACGAGCGCAACATCAGCGGCCCCAGGTCGGTGACACGGAATCCCGATGCGAAGTCGCTCAGGATCGAGGGTCGGTTGTTGTGGTCGCGCTGCAGCACAAACGCACGTTTGCGCTTGCTGCCGGTGCCGAGCTCGAGCCATATCTTGTGCCCGGTGCGCTTCTCGAGCACCGGCGGATGATCATTGTCCGCGAAAGTCGGGACGTTAAACTCAATCGTTTTCATTGCCTTCACTCCAGGTTTGAACGTGATCGTTCCCAATGGGGCCGCCGCGCGGCCCCATTAAACTCGATCACAGGTGCGCCACCATGCGGCGACGCGCCTTCCGATGCGCCTCGGTCGAATAGACCTTCACTACCTTTTCGACACCGCCGAAGCTGACTTCGGCCTTCACGCACCCTCGATAAGCGGCTTCGCTCTTATTCGGTGCGAAAACCTCGACGGTGCCTTCGACACCGTCGAGGTAGCGAATAACCACAATCCACCGCATCAAACACCCTCCGGTTCCTGGTCGAGAATCTCGACAATCGAAACCCTCCGCCATGCGTGGATACTCAGGTAAGGCGAATTGCGGTTGCGCATTTCACCGGCGAACTTGACCGCTTCGGCGTGCGTATCGAAATCAGCGAACGTGTCGCGGGTGATCAGAGGGTAATAAACGCGCCATAGAATTTTGGCCATGTGATTTTCTCCAGGTTTCAGTAACGGATTATAGCGGCTTGCCTCAAGAGAGGCAAGCCACATGGTAGGCGCTCACGGCGTCACCGCTCACGAGCGATTTGTTTGCCCTATTGCCGGCGACAAAGTCGCACCAGGAATTCCACCAATGACGCGCACCGCCGGTTGCGCTGCAAAGTGCAACATAATCGGCGATTTTCTTGCGCTTTGTCTCAGGCTTGACGCTTTTCGCCAGCTTGAAAGCGCTTTCCGCCAAGCCAAGCCGCCTAAGATTGTGCGTGTCCAAACAGGCGACCTCCAGGCCGACTATCTGGGCGATGAAGCTAGCTTTCACTATCCCCAGGCCGGGAATATTCGACAGCACATCCACCGCGCCGACGACGTCGTTGACACGCACCGCTTCACTCACTGCGGCGAAAATGACTTCCTTGTGTGCCACCGCGTAGGCGTAACCACCGCGCTTCGATCCAAAGAGGTATTTGGAATTCTCGCCGTTCTCGCGAATGTCGCGCATTTGATTGGCGACACTTTGGAGCGGCTGCTGGATGGTGCACAGGACAAAGGCGACGATGTCGACAAGCCCGTTTGGATCGCGCAATGCGTGTGTGCGCATTAACGGCATATCGCGGTCATACATGATTTGCTCTCCAGGTTTAATCCGTTACATTCCTTGTAACGGTTTTGCTGGAGATTGCAAGCGAAAAACGTGTTTAAGCGTGAAAAAGTGTGCTGTCGGGATTCAATGAAATCAATGACTTAGGAGAGCACAAACATTGCTCGAAAAACGGCCTTGTGCTCTCGCTTGTGCTCTCGCTTGTGCTCTCATGTGCTCTCGGCTTTGTGCTCTCTTAAGTGTTTGATTTCATTCAATGTCGAGAGCACAAACTTTTATGTGCTGAGCACAAACCATGGCACGAGAGCACAACATTCGGGTGCATATACTATGCACGTTGTGCTCTCGGAGGCGCGACTCGCCGCGCACCCTCCTATTATTCCCGGCGGTGGAATCGGAAATTCCGCCGTGTCAAGTCGAGCTCCTGACAAGCACTGTCAGGAGACCTATCTGTGCAACCTTGGGGTGTGGCGCTCCAGCACCCTCTCGAGCCCATCTATACTGTAACGGTTTGGTATAGAAAAAATCTATACCAAACCGTTACTTGCGATGTGCGCGCTTATACTGTCGAGGTGGAGGGTAGGCGGCCCGGGGGATCGTCGGCGGGCCGGCCCCGAAATTTTTTCGGGGCCGCTACCACCCTTGCGCGGGGATAGGGTCCCAGCGAAACCGTTACTTCAAGGATCGATCAGGGACTCCACCCACCCACGCAGTGAACCAAACAACGAAGTTAGGTTCACTAAGCTGCGCGACGGGGTGACCAGTCACGCACCATCTTGCCGGTGCTCCTGCCGGCGGTGCGCTCGAGCTCGTACATCGCCATGGCGATATGGTCGGGGATTGGGACGGGGTTGGTCGAGCGCTCGTACTCCGAGATCCTGACCTTCTGGCGATAGCCGAGCAAGTCTGCAAGTTCTTGCTGGGTCAGCAAGAGGGAGTGGCGGATTAGCTTGAACTCTCGAGGGGTCATACGGCTTTCCTCAGCTTTTTCGGCGGGAAGACGTGGAAGTCGCCGCCGGTGCGATCCCAGTCGCGGGCCAGTTCCGCGACGGCAAGCTTGACGATGGCGGGCTCGACGTTCGCGCCGACCTGGGTCTGCATCTCGGTGCCGGTGTTGTGCAGCACGATCACCACCACGCCGAACTCGGTGCCCTCGCCGTGGGTTCGGATGTCGTCCCAGGCGAGCTCGGTGACGTCCATCAAGGTGTTTGGTTTCATGGTCTTCCCTCCAGGGATGTGATGAGCATATAGTAACGGATCGACCGTGGATACCAGGGGTGTCGACCAATGCCTTCCGTATCGGAGGCTCAACGACGGGCCATGCAGGCCGCGAAGGCCGGGAGGAGCACGCTCGGCATACCACAATCGGTGGGCGCTGAGTTCGTCGCCGCCGACAAGGCCAAGCGGCGCTCGAGCGGGCCGTTCAAGTTGCCGGTGCACAAGGGGAAGTCGAAGCGATGAAGAAGGGTTCACCGTTCTACTGCGCCAAGGGTTCGGACCAGAACGCCCCGATGAAGGGCGACCACGAGCAGCAGGTTCCACGCTCGACCGCGCCGGGGACCAAGCCGAAGCGGCCGAAGCCGGTGAAGACGGGCGGTGCGTACCGGCTGCCGCGACATGCCTGAGATCGGCCACGGATGGCCGGCGGTGGCCGCCCTGGCGCTGGCGGTGGTGATCGTCATGGTGCAGAGCCGGAGGTCGAGATGAACGTGTTGTCCTACCATTTCGAGCGCGATCCTAACGAGTTCACTGCCGATCCGATGCGCGAGGCGCGCGGGCTGGCCGTCGGGATGGTCATCGCCGGCGCGGTGTGGCTGGCGGCGGCGCTGGTGATCGCGTTGTGGATTTTTGGATGACGATGGAAGGGAGCATTGAGATGCCGTGCAGCAAGGACCAGTACCATTTGACGCTTCAGGAAAACCTGAGGCGCATGAACACGTCGAGGGACGAGGCGGTCAGGATGACCAACGTCGAGCACGGCTACGGCGAGTCGACCGCGCTGCAGCACGACGTGCCGGACCGCGTGGTCGACGCGCCGACGCAGCACGACACCAAGGACTGATGCGCCGGCTTCTGAGGTTTCTCGGCTGGATAGGGCGACAGCCCGAGGACATGCCGCCATTCCCTTTCGGCGCGAGCGAGCGGCTGTGGGCGTGGCTGACGAAGCCGGCCGACTGCTACCCCATGCCGCCGTACCCGACCGACGAGAACGCGAGGGGAACCGGCTGGAGCGGGCAAGAGCGCACGCGGCCGTTCGCGCCGCGCGCGCCGCTGCGGAGCGATGCCGGCCAGGACATCGTGACGGTGAACGAGAACATCCAACATCGGAGAACCTGGGATGAGCCTGGAACAGACTGACGAAGCCTCTCGCGCGGTGCAGAAGACGCCCTGGAGGATCAGCCTCGCCTACATCGAGAGCCAGATCATGAACGAGAATTACACGCGGGGCGCGCTGCTGGACCACATGACCATCTGCGAGATCATGTTCAAGAACGGCTTCGTCGTCTTGGGGAAGACCGCGCCGGCGGATCCCGAGAATTTCAACGCCGAGCTCGGGCAGAAGTTCTCGAGGGAGGACGCCATCCGGCAGGCGTGGCCGCTGTTCGCCTTTGCGCTGCGCAACGAGCTCTCCGGCATCAAGATCACCAGGGGCCTGACGGTGGAGGCGGAGGGTGGAGAAGTTTAGCCTCACCCAGGAGGCGCTATACGTGGAAACGCTGCGCCAGGAGTGGCTGGCGGAGCGCAACGCGGTGCAGCGGCTGGTCCAGGAGTGCAGCGCCAAGAAGATGACGCCGCCCAACAACTACTGGCAAGCCGCGCGCAAGGCCGAAAAACGGTTTATGATGGCACTCCAGGTTCTGACGGTGCTGGAAGGGACATGATGATGGCTGAAGGCAGTACCTACACCACAAGCGGCCCGCAGGGGTCCAGTTGGAAGCGCAACGCGCAGGGCAACCGAACGTCGGCCATCCACGGAAAGACCACCAAGGGCGGCGGCAAGAAGGCCGCCTCGAGCGGCGGCAAGAAGAAATCGACGTCGCCCTACAAGATATCGCCGGTAAAGACGGCATCGACGCCGCGCCGCGACATGACGTCGCCCGATCTCGCGCCGTCGCCGAACCCTTATGCAGCCAACAGCCCGGTCGGCCCCGGCCAGGGCCGCACCATGCCGGGGCCGGTGGGTCCGGTATTCGAGCCGGGGGGCGGCGCGCCGCCGAATCTCGGCCTGGGCGCGTTCAAGCCGGGGCTCGGCAATCTCTACACACCGCCGAACGAGCTCGCCGACGCCCGCCTGCGGGGCAACCCGGTGCCGATGAACCCGGCGCTGAGCCAAGCGTCGGTGCTGGCGTCGACGCCGCCGGCACTGCAGCAGGATCCGGTGGCCAACATGCTGAAGGGCATGGACAAATATGCCGGTGGCAGTGCTCCCTTCGGCTTCAATCCAGGGGCGATCTTCTTTGATCCGTCGAGGGCGCGCCGCTGGTGAAGAAGACGTTCGGTTCGCATAATCTGGCCGCCGCTCGAGCGGCGCGCACCGGGCAGCGGAAGGAGGCGCTCACCGACAAGGAGCGTGTCCTGGTGCAGGGGCTGGCTGGCGGCCTGTCGAAGGCTGCAGCGTTTCGGAAGGCCGGCTATGCCAGCGGAGTGCGGCAGGACGAGGTGCTCGGCCGCGCGCGGCTGGTGCGCTACCTGGACGAGCTCAGGAAGCGACAGGTCGAGCGCCTCGATTATTCGATTGAGAACCTCTGTGCTCGACTCGAACACATTGCTTTTTCTGCGGTTGACGAGGGCCAGTACGCTGCGGCGGTGAGCGCTGTCATGGGCATCGCCAAGATGATGGGCCATCTCGCCGACAAGACCGAGATCGAGATGCACATCATCTCCAAGCCGGCCCGGGAACCCACGAAGGAGATCACGCTGTCGCCGGAGGAGTGGCAGCGTCAGTTCGCGCCAAAGGCGATCCAATGAAGGACGGCGATAAACTGTGGTTGTGGAAGAACGGCCCAGGAGAATTCTGGGCCTTCGACAATCTCCATCCATGCTACCCTGACGGCGATCCGATGACGTTGGGGGAACCTGTCGGCTATGCCGTCTTCAAGCGGTCGGTGGATGGCCGGCAATCATGGCTGGTCAGCAAGTCGCTGGACGTGCCGGACACGCCGCCGCTGAAATGAGCGAGGTTCCCTGCAACGGCTGCACCGCCTGCTGCAAGAACGATGTCATCTTCCTGCGGGATGAAGACAACCCCAAGGACTACGACACGGTGTGGACGATCCACCGCTCGACCGGCATCGGTGGTCTCGCGCTTAAACGCAAGGAGAACGGGCACTGCATCTACCTGATCGAGGACAAGGGCTGCTCGATCCACGGTCGCGCGCCGTACAATTGCCGCATCTTTGACTGCCGCAAGACGTGGCGTGATTACCTGTCGCTTCCCAGGCCACAGCGCCGCCGCCTGATGAAGGAGCTGCAGCGCCAGCACCTCTTCGGCGGCGAGGTCGTCGCGGCCGCCAAGGCACGGATGCACACGCTCGAATGAAACCGACCAATCAGATATTTTTCAATGACGTCGTGCTCGCGCACGACAGCGACGAGTGCTTGTTGTGGCCCTTTTCGACGACGCAGAAGGGTTACCCGCACATGTATTCGGCGGGTCGGTGGAAGCTGGTGACCCGCCGCGTCTGCGAGCATTTTCACGGCCCCGCGCCGAGCCCCAGGCACCATGCCGCGCATTCGCATCGGGAGAACAAGCTCTGCGTGAACTGGCGGCATTTGCGGTGGGCGACACCAAGCGAGAACGAGCAGGATAAGATCGCGCACGGCACCTACCAGTTCGGCGAGCGGAACCCGATGGCGAAGCTGACGGCTGAACAGGTGATCGAGATTCGCGGTGCTACCGGAAGCCACCGCGAAATCGCCGAGCGTTACGGCGTCGGTAGGGAGGCTGTCAGCAAAATCAAACGCGGCGAGCGGTGGCAGACGGTATGAATATAACTGTTCGCTTAGGTTTTGTTCCTCAACCAGGGCCTCAAACAGCTTTTATTAAGTGTCCTGCCGATATTGTAGTGTATGGAGGCGCGAGAGGTGGTGGTAAAACCTATGCTAGTCTAGGAGAGTTCTGGATACATGCAGAAGATCATGGCGAAAATGCGATAGGGTTGATTGTTAGACGTACAAGAGAGGATTTGAAAGACACTATTGCTACAGCTATTAGAATGTACGGCAACGCAGCTAAATATTCAGAAAAAGGCAATATGTTTAGGTTCCATAACGGAGCTAGACTTAACTGCGCTTACCTTGAAAATGACAGAGATGCTGAAGCATATCAGGGATGGTCACTTACGAGAGTGTACGTTGAGGAGTTGACGCAATTTCCATTGCCTGATCCTGTTTTTAAATTACTTGCTACTCTCCGTTCGTCAGCTGGCATCAAGCCGCAGATGCGGTGTACGTGCAATCCAGGGGGTAGCGGTCATGGCTGGGTCAAGGAGTGGATCATCGATCCTGGCGAATACGTGCTCACCGTCGATGACGAATCGCAGCTTGTGCGCACATACATTCCAGCAAAGGTAGCGGACAATCCCGCCTTGCTGGCGAACGACCCTAACTACCTCAACCGCCTGAAGGCTGTGGGCTCGCCGGAACTGGTCCGCGCTTGGCTGCTCGGCGACTGGACGGTCATCGAGGGGGCCTTTTTCCCTGAGTTCAACCCACTTCGGCATGTGGTCGAGCCTTTCCAGATTCCAGAGCACTGGATCAAGTGGCGCGCCATGGACTGGGGCAGCGCCAAGCCGTTCTCGATTGGTTGGTATGCACATGTCCAGGACACCAAGATCCACAACGGCGTGACCATGCCTCGAGGCGCTATCGTGCGCTACGCCGAATGGTACGGCTCGCTCAAGCCGAATGTCGGCCTCCAGCTGCCGGCTGAGAAGGTCGCGGCTGGCATAGTCTCCCGCGAAACGCATGATGGTCGGCGTGACAAGATTGCCTATGGCGTACTCGACCCCAGCGCTTTCGCGGTGATCTCCGGCCCGTCGGTGGCTGAGACCTTGCAGCGCGGCGGTGCCGCCTTCCGGCGCGCCGACAACACGCGGCGCTCGGTGGACAAGAAGATGGGCGGCTGGGATCAGGTCAGGAACCGGCTTGTCGGCGACGCCGACGGCAACGCCATGCTGTTCATCTTCTCGACCGGCAAGCACCTGATCCGCACGTTGCCGATGATGCAGCACGATTCCTACAATCCCGAAGACCTCGATACCGAAGCCGAAGATCACGCGGTGGACGAATTGCGTTACTCGTGCCTCTCCAGGCCGTTCTACACGCGCAAGGAACGGATCGAGAATAGGAATCCATACCTGATCAAAAACGTGTTCAAGCTGAAGGACTGACGTCCTTGGCCCAGCGAACAGGTTGCCCGATTAACCATCGGGTGTTAAACCGCGACCAGATGCGGAGAGCCTACGAGGGTGGCTCAAGACCCAGCGATCACACAACCGCTGAACGCACCAGTTGCGTCAGCAGAGATCGGGCGGCCTGATGCCGTACCGAGCGATGACGGTTTCGATAGAGACGTTGATCGCGGTTATTGGGAGCGCTGCCTCGCTGATGCCGAGCGCGCCGAGCAGGCTTGGCGGCGACGCGGCCGCGACATAGTCCAGATCTACCGAAACGAGGGACCAGGGGCGAATAATCCCCGCTCGAGCAAGAATGCCGGCGGTGCGCACTTTAATATCCTGTTTGCGAACACTGAGGTCATGCTGCCTGCGGTCTACACCCAGCCACCTACGCCCGTAGTCCGCAGCCGTTTCATTCAGTCTCGCAAATTGGTGCCGGTGATGCCCTCGCCGCCTACTCCACCTGGGCTCGGAGGGCTTCCGCCACCGCCACCGGGACCAGGAGGCGGCCTTACTCCACCGCCCCCTGGCCCTCCTTCTCCTGGCGGTCCTGGCATCCCGCCCCAAGCGGAATCGTTGCCACCTGGACCGCCTGAAGCGCCGCCGCCCGGTGTCCCTCCAGGTTCGCCGGGTGGCGGGCCGCCTCCCGTCGAGCCGGGAATGCCGCAGCCGCCGCCACCGGGATTGCCGCCGGTGCCGACCTTCATGGTGCAGCAGCCTCCCGGCCCGAAGCCTGAGGACATCGACACCGCTGCGGCGGTGATGGAGAAGGCGCTCGAGATCGTCGTCCAGGACGAGGCCAGCCACGAGGCGGTGAAGACGGCGATCAAGGACGTGCTTCTCCCTGGCAGGGGTCTTTGCCGCGTCCGCTGGAACCCGAAACTCGTCGACAAGCCGATGCCCGGTGGTCCGCTACCGGACGGCACCGTGCCGAGCCAGACCGTCAAGGTGTGGGAGACCACCAACACCGAATATGTCTACTGGGAGGACTTCCTCTGCGATCCGGTCCGCCAGCACGTTGACTGCAAGTGGATCGCTTTCCGCCACCTTTTCACCGGTCCAGAGTTGCAGGCCGAATTCGCCGGAACACCGGAGTTCGACAAGCTTGTTGGAGCAGGCAAACTCGATTCTCTGTTGAAATGGACTGAGGAATCCGCCGCCAAATCACCCCCGTCTGGCGGCGGATACGTCAAGAGCGCCGATCAGCTCGGCGACGTCATCCGCAAATGCATGGTGTGGGAGATCTGGGACAAGACCGACCCGGCCAACCCGCGCATCATCTGGTTCGTGCGCGACTCTGGCGGCCTGCCCTTGCGCAAGGATCCCGACAGCTTGCAGCTCTCCGGCTTCTTCCCGATCCCGGTGCCGATGCTGTCGATAGCGACGTCCGACACGCGGATTCCGAAGCCGTTCTACGACCTCTATGCGCGGCTCGCAGAAGACCTGGAGTCCACGTCGGTTCGCATCTCCAACCTGACCAAGCAGATCAAGGTGCGCGGCGCGTACAACAGCGCCTCGAGCGAGATCGCCGATCTCCTGAAGGCCGACGATAACAAGATGATCCCGGTCGACGGCGTCGACATGATCAACGGCGGGCTGGCCAACCACATCTGGATGCTGCCGATTGACCTGTGGATGCAGGCGCTCGACAAGCTCATGCAGGCGCGCGAAGCGCAGAAGCAGGCGATCTACGAGATCATGGGCATCAGCGACATCATGCGCGGTGCCACCAAAGCGAGCGAAACGGCGACGGCTCAACGCATCAAGGGGTCGATGGGCGTCGTGCGCCTGCAAGACCTCAAGACGGCAGCGGCCAACTTCGCTCGCGACATCATGGCGCTCCAGGGCGAGATCATCGCCAAGAATTTCGACGCCGCCACGCTGACCAAGATGACGGGTGAAGAAGTGACGCCGGCGGTGCAGCTCATCTTGCGCGATGATTTCAGCCGCGTCTGCTCCATCGACATCGAAACCGACTCGACGGTGCAGGTCGACGAGCAGACCGAGCAGCAGTCGATGGCCCAGGTCATGCAGTCGATCCAGGCGGTGATGATGGGCACCCAGCAAATGATGATGACCGGCATCTTGCCGCCGCCGCAGATCGTACAGCTCGCCATCGAGCTGCTTAGGATGTTCCTGCACCCGATCCGTCAGTCGCGCGGCGTCATGGAGCTGCTCGACGATTTCAAGGAGACCTTGGAGGCGTCCCTCGCGATGGCACCGCCTCCAATGTTGGGCGGACCACCGACGGGCGGCCCTCCTCCCGGCCCTCCAGGTGGCGGCCCGAAAGCCGGACCGCCCAAGGAACCCGGCGGTCCGGCTGGCGCAGGACCCAGGCCAGGAACGATGAACGGACCACCGCCACCCATGCAATAGGAGATCGCCATGGCGAAGGCTTCAACCAAGGACTACGAAGACGACGAGCCCAAGGCAAAATCCGCTGCGAAAGCAGAGGAAAAGGTCGAGTCGAAGTTGAAGGCTGGTGGGCATATCGCGCCAGCGGATATGCGCAAGGAGGTCGCCGGCAAGCCGCTCGAGGATCTTTCGGCCGACATCGATTCCGCCAGGGCACCGTATCCGCATGGCTCACCCAGAGACCCAGCCGACATCTTCGAAGAGGGGCATGGATACAGAAAGGCTGAGTGATGGCACTCCAAGACCTCAATCGCACGAGCGACACCACCGGCGACGGCCAGACCGGCATCGACGCGCCGACGACCAATGCGCTGGCCGAGATCACGCCGAAGAACTGGCACAAGTTCCCGCCGGCGATTGCCAACCCGACGCAGGCCCTGGCCAATGCCAACGCCGCCAAGCCGCGCTATGGGACAGCAGGAGATTGGGCGCTCGGTGTTCCCGGAGACGACACCGATACCGCTAAAGCCACAGTGGCCCTAGCGCGGTCGGACGGCGGCGCAGCTGAAGCCGACTACACACCCCGTACCCAGGCTGCGAAGGCGACGGCGATGTCGACGACACTTGCCGTCGACGTCGCTCGTCCTCGAGGCTGGATCGAGCCTGCCGACCCCTACCAGGGCAAAGGTTCGGCTCCCGTCGCGCCGGTGGTGACCTCGATCTCACCGACAACCGGCGCTGCGGCGGCGTTGCCGATGCGCGTCGTCATCACCGGCACCGGCTTCACGCCGTGGTCGACGGTGCGGACCGGCGGATCGGCAACGCCTGATGTCAGCGGCAAGTACATCAGCGCGACGCAGATGGAGGTGGCGATCTGGAAGGCTTCCGCCGGCACCGTGTCGGTGGCGGTCGAGGATCATGATCTCCTGTCGAACGTCGACAAGGTGTTCACGGTGACGTGATGAAGCTGTCGGAGACGAAGCTGACCCCGCAGCAGGAGCGTGAAGCGCGGCAGAAGATCCACCTCGACCACATCGACGAGGCGTTCTCCGAGCTCAGGCTGACGCTTCATGCGGCTGAAGGGTCGGCTCCTCCGACAGAACACCAGGAGCATGTCTGGTCGTCGCGGCGCATGAGCATCGCGGCGACCCATCTGGAGATCGCCGAGATGTTCGCCAGGAAGGCGGCGACGGAATGACGGTCTGGGTTTATCGCGACGGCCAGATCGTCGAGAAGCGGTTTCGCAGCGTTGCGAAACCGGCATTGGCGGCACCGATGGTGTCGCGCTTCGAAGCGATGGAATCGCCGGTGACGGGCAAGTCGATCTCGTCCTGGCGCGAGCGTGACAGGGACATGAAGGCAGCCGACGCGGTCGACCCGCGCGACATCCCGGCGGCGGCTTTCGAGAAACGCAAGAGGACAGTCGAGCGCAATGTCAGATCAGGGAACACCTAACGGCGCGGACACGCAGCCGAAGGGTTTACGCGAAGTCGCCGAAGCGGCCTGGGACGAGGTCGTCGAGCAGGCCAGCGAGGAGTCGACCGAGGAGTCGACCCAGGATGAATCTGAACCCAGCGGCCAGCCGCGCGACGAGCGCGGCCGCTGGATACCGAAATCTCAGGAGGGTGTAGCAGCGGCTCCAGAGCCACCCAGCCCCTCCGAGACCACCCAGGAGCCAGAACAGCCGCACCCAGCCCCGGTGACACCACCGCCGGGTGAAGCAGCGCAGGCACCGGCAAACTGGAGCGCAGAGGATCGCGCCAATTTCGAGAAGCTGCCGCAGGAGGGGAAGCAGTTCCTGCTCAAGCGGCACTCCGAGATGGAGAGCGATTATCAGAAGCGCGTGCAGGCCACCGCGATGAGCAACCAAATGCTCCAAGCGATTGCGCCAGTGTTCAACGACTTCGACATCTCGAGCTCGTTGAACCGTCTCAACATGAACGCCATCGACGCCATCCACCAGTGGGGCGCGTTCTACAAGCGTTCGATCAATCAGGACCCGAGGGCCAGGATTGAGCTGTTGTTTGAGATGGCGGATCGCATGGCGCTTGATCCAGCAGCGGTATTCGGCCACCTGAATTCGCGGTCGCCAGAGACCCAGCTCTTCACCAAGGAGGAGCTGGCCAATCCGGCGGTCAAACGTTTTGCCGATCATCTCGGCCAACTCAACCAGCGACTGTCGGCGCAGGAGAGTGCTCTTCAGCAATCTCGTGCCGCCGAAGAGACCGCTCGCGTGGGCGCATCGCGCGCCCAGATCGATGCTTTTGCCAACGCCAAGAATGCGGACGGAACTCCCGCTCATCCGTATTTCGACGCGGTGCTCCCGATTGCCATGGAGCACTACAAGGCCAATCCGACCTGGAGCATCGAGCAATGCTATCAAGCGGCCATCGAGCCCCTCCTGGGTCCGATGCAGCAACAGGCTCAGGCGTCCGTGGCGCAAGCCCAGAACGTCGCCCGAGCCCAGGCAGCCGTGCGCAGCAATGTCCGTGGCAACACGGCACCTGTGTCACGACCTGCGCCGCCTGAGGGCAAGCGAGGTCTGCGACAAGTCATGGAAGAGGCGGCGGAGGAGATCGGCTTCAACGGGTAATCCCGTTCGGAGGCCGATATGGCTGAACCTACCGTAAATCAACTGATCGCCACGACGATCAACAACTACCACAAGGAATTCGCAGACAACGTCTCCAACTCGAATGCGGTTACCGCCCAGCTTCGCCAGGGCAACCGCATCCGCGTCGTCGACGGCGGCAAGCAGATCTCGACGCCGCTCACCTACGCCGAGGAGACGTTCGCTTGGTACAGCGGCACCGAGCTGCTCTCCCGAGCGGTGAAGGAGACGATCTCGGAGGCCGACTATTCGCCGGCCAACTCGGTCGCCTCAGTCACGCTGAGCGGACCCGATCTCGCCAAGAACCGTGGCAAGGAGCGCATCCTCAATCTGCTCGAGGGTAAGCTCGACAATGCCGAAGCCACGATGAGCAATAACATCACGAAGTGCATCTACTCGGACGGGTCGCTCGCCAAGAGCTTCCCTGGCCTGAAGGCGTTCGTCACCGACGACGGAACCGGCACCGTCGGCGGCATCATCAGCGGTACCTGGACGTTCTGGAAAAACCAGTTCCAGGGCGTGGTGCGCGCCACCGGCCTGCAATACCCCGCGCTGAAGACCGGCATGAACGCGCTGTGGATGAAGTTGGTGCGTGGCACCGAGCATCCTGACCTGATCGTCGCCGACGGCGAGGTCTATTCGACCTACGAGTCCGGCCTCCAGGAAAACCAGCGTTATGCCGATTCCAGGCTCGGCAGCCTGGGCTTCGAAACCCTGAAATACAAGCAAGCAGCCATTGTATTCGATGGTGCCGCTACTGGTATTTCGACGCCGACTGGTGGGGCTTATTTCCTCAATACGAAGTATTTGAAGCTGGAAATCTACAGCGGATACAACTTCGAAGCCCTCGACCTGCCGGATCAGTCGCCTGACATGGACGCCGTCACCAAGCACATCGGCTTCATGGGGGCGCTGACGCTGTCGAACCGCTCGATGCAGGGCCGGCTGGTCCTGTCCGGTAGCTGATCCGCGCGCCTGACGCCGGTCAGTAGGCGGGGCGGTGTGTCCGTTCCCTGGCCCACCGTCCCGCCGCAACAACAGGGAACATGGAGAACGACCAATGAGCGACCACCCCGCGCTGATAACCTTTTCTGAAGGTTGGGCACTGTCAGCCGAATCCAGCCCCGACGGAATGCCGATCTATAACGAGGCTGTGATCATCCACATCGAGCGGCCGCCGCTGCTCAGTCTTCAGAGAGCGGCAACCAAGGAAGATTTCGCGGACCACCCGGCCGAGTACGAGGCTTTCCAGGCGGTCCGCAAGGCCAGACGGAACGTAGGGGATGACGGTTATCCGCTGGTCTACTGGCCCGCTGTCTCGGCAGCGGAGCTCCAGATGCTCGCGGTGCGAAACATCGTGACCGTCGAGCAGCTCGCGAAACTGGCCAACAATCGCGAGCTGCCGGGTCAGTTGGCGGACCTCGCACTGCGAGCAGAACGCATGTTGGACATGCAGAAGAACTTCGGGAGTTTCGAGAAGCTTCTCGCCGAGTCCAACGCCGAGCGCGACGAGATGATCAGCCAGAACAAGGAGCTGAAATCGTCGCTCTCCGCCGCTCAGGCACTGGTCGAGACACTCAAGCTGAAGGTCGCATGAGATGAGGCTCGCTACCGTGAAGGACGTCGTCAGCCAAGCCGCGTTGGAGATCGGAACCACCCAGGTCGGTGTATCCCAAGTATTTGGGTCACCGGATCAGGACGTCGTCCAGATGGGTTTCCTGCTCAGCGCGGTGGCCGACGAGGTCCTTCTCGAGGAGCCCTACCGGATCACGCTCGGCGATCATGTCTGGGTGCATGACGCCAGCGGCGATCCGAAGATCTATCCGACCGAGGATACCGACCGGATTCTGTTCGACGCGCGGCTCGCCATCAACGGCGTCAAATACCGCTTCCTGCAAGCCAAGGGCCTGGAGTTCGGCGAGCAGCTCCGCGAGTTCGTCGTGCGCATGAACAAGCTGGCGGGCCGCGTCAATGCCAAGGTGCTCGATCTCGATCAGGAGGTGGACCGCGCGATATGAGGTCGATGGCCACCCACTATACCGACAGGGCGGTTCCCAAGTTCTTCAAGAAGAAACACGGGGAGCTGGCGCACGTCGCGCCGCCGCTGTTCGGCCTGTCGCTGGCGACGCAGTTCAACGAGGGCAACAAGGACGAGCCGACGGCGACCATCCTCACCAACTTCACGGTCGAGGACGACCGCATCAAGGTGCGCGCCGGCTTCAAGAAGAGGGCGACGCGCGGCACCGCTCCGGTGTGGTGCCTGCTGCCCTTCTACAGCGACATCAACGCATTGCTCGCCGCCTCGAACAACGAGCTCTGGGACGCGCAGAACGGCAACCTCGTCAAGTCTGGCTTCACCTCCAACGATTGGCATTGGACCGCCTTCAGCAATCTCAGCCAGCAGGACTACACCGTCATGGTCAACGGCCTCGACGGCGTCTGGAGCTGGAACGGTGCGATGGCCGCCGGTGCCGACCAGCCCGCCGTCAACGTGACCAATCTCAGCAATGCCAATCCGGCGGTGATCACCGTTGCGGCCGCCGACGTCAACAAGCTGCAGAACGGCATGACCGTCACCATCGCCGGCGCGACCGGGACGGGCATGACCGCCGCCAACGGCTCGCGTGTCCTGCAGCAGGTCGAAACGCCGGCCAATTCCTTCATCCTGGTCGGCGTCAACACCTCCGCCGGTTCCGGCCCGCAAACGTCAGGCGTCACCGCTGATCCGCCAGGACTGGCCCCGATCTACAAGGAGATGGTCAACGCGCCGTCGACCGAGACCTGGGTCGACCCGGACAAGTTCCACATCGTGCTCGCCCACATGAACCGGCTGTGGTTCGCCGACGAGAAGAACCTCGCCGTCTATTACCTGCCGCTCCGCCAGAAGAGCGGCACCGTCAAGGTGTTGCCGCTCAACGCCTTGTTTAAACGCGGAGGCTCTATCCGCGCGATGTATACCTGGACGATGGACGGCGGCGAGAATGTCACCGACCAGTTGGTGATCTTCACCTCGAACGGCGAGTGCGCGATCTACGGCGGCACCGACCCCGATTCCGACTTCGGGCTTTCCGGCGTCTTTCGCTTCGATGCGCCGATGAGCAAACACTCGGTGATCAACTACGGCGGCGACCTGTACGTCATGATTTCCACAGGCGTCATGCCGCTGTCGCAACTGATCAAGGCGGAGACCGAATTCCTGGGCAATTTCGACCGCTCGGTCGTCTCTGTGTTCCTTTCCGATGCCGTCAATTTCCGCTCGAGCAAGGGTTGGGCGCTGTTCCTGAACCCCTCCACTGGAAGGCTGATCTGCAACATCCCCCAGGGCGCGACCAACCGCTACAAGCAGATGATCCGCCACATGCCGAAGGCGGTGTGGTCGGATTGGCAGGACATCCCCTCGCGCTGCTACGGCTGGATCGACCCCTTCGTCTATTTCGGCGACGACAAGGGCAATGTCTACGAGATGCATCCGATGCACCTCAACGACGACGGCAACCCGATCAACGTCGTCGTGCAGTCCTACTGGAGCCAGTTCGGCACGCCGGCCAGGAAGCACTTCCTGGCGATCCAGACCTACATGATCTCGAACGGCCAGCCGCGCCCGTCCATCGATCTCAAGGTCGACTACGACTACAGCCCCGGCATCAACATCCCCGACATCACCGAGCTCGTCGGCTCGTCGCTGTGGGACGTCGCCCACTGGAACACGGCGATGTGGTCACCGGGCGAGAAGGCGATGAAGGTGTGGAATGGCGTTCCCTCGAGCGGCATCAGCGGCTCGGTGCGCGTGTCGGCGTCGATCTACAATTGCGCCTTCGCCATCACCGGCTGGGACGTGCTTTTCGAGACGGGGAAGTTCGGCCCATGAACATCTCCTTCGCCCCGCTCAAGCCCGACGCCGCCGCCTTCCTGACGGACAGGACAGGCGTCTTTTTCAGCAACACGTTCGAGCCGCCGCGCTGGTTCTGCGCCACCGTCCGCAGCCACTACGGCGACATCAAAGCGGTGCTCGCCTGTGAGTTCAGGACGCGGTTCGAATGCTCCTTCAACGCGGCCATCGACGACCCGCGTTTCATGAGCCGGCGTTTCCTGCGCGCGGTGTTCAAGGCGCTGTTCACCCAGGCGCGGCGGATCACCGCCGAGATCGACGTCGACAACCGCGCCGCCCAGAAAATCGTGCCGCGTCTCGGCTTTGTCTACGAGGGCTACTGCCGGCTCGGCATCAACGGCGTCAGGGACGCGCTGATCTTCGGGATGCTGAAGGAGGACTGCAAGTTCCTCCCTGGCTACAGCGGCGGCACCATCACTCGTTTCATGGAGATGCCCGATGGGTATCAAGGGCGGCGACCAAACTAGCGCGCAGGAGCAAGCCACCGCGCAGGCCGGTGCGAACTACAACACCGCGCAGCAGAATGTCGGCTTCCAGAACGCCAATCAGGTGACGCCGCAAGGCACGCAGACCTGGGAGCAATCCGGCTGGCAGCCGATCTACGGCGCGAACGGGCAAATCACCTCTTACTCCCCACGCTACACCTCGACCGTCAAATACTCGCCCGGTGAGCAGGCAGTCTACGAGAAGAACCTGCAGGCCAGAACTGGCGTTGCTGACCTCTCCGTCGCGCAGCTCGACCGCCTCTCGAGGAGCCTGGGCCAGGAGCTCGATCCGTCGACGTGGCAGGCGTGGCAGGCGGCTGCCGCACCAGATCCGGTGCGCCGCGACGAAGATCCCACCGACCGCGCCGCCGTCGAGAAGGCGATGATGGAGCGGTACATGCGTGATGCCGATCCGGCCAACGCCGCCCAGCAGGCGAAGATGGCGGCGATGGGCCTCAATCCTGGCAGCCAGGGCTACGGCACCATGCAGCGCGCCCAGGACGACGCGCTGGCCAATGCCTCGCGCGAGGCTTACCTCGCGAGCGGCGCGGAATCGCGCGCCGCGCAGGGCGCTTACAACCAAGCCACCCAGCAGAAATACCAGATGGGTGCCGACTGGGCGGCGCAGCTCAACAACCTGCGCATGGCGCAGCAGCAATCCGACACCGCTCTGCACGACCAATCCCTGAAGGAGACGATGGGCCTGATGGGCCTGGGTACGCCGCAGAACGCCCAGTTCACCCCGTTCCAGGGGCAGACCATGCAGGCCCCGCAGATCGCCCAGATGATGCAGGCCGAAAACGAGCGCAAGCAGGCGCAGTCGAATGCGTTGTGGGGTGGTGTCGGCCAGATCGGCTCGGCGCTGATCGGCGCGATCCCCTTCTCCGACCGGCGGCTGAAATACAATATCCGCGCCACTGGCGAGAAGCTGGCCGGGGTGCCGCTCTACTCGTTCCGTTATCGCCAGCATCACGTCATCCCGAAGGACCTGTGGGGCACCGGCCGCGTCGGCGTGATGGCGGACGAGGCCAGACAACTTCACCCCGACGCCGTCTACCGCCTCTCCGACGGCTACGACCGCGTCAAATACGAACTCCTGAACGAGAGGCACGCACATGGCTAAGGGCAGCGGAGAGGGCGGCTGGCAGCCAGGACAAACGCCGACCGGGGGCGCGACCAAGCCGGCGAACGGCATGACGATGCCGACACCTGGACAGAGCGATCCCGCCATGATGCAGCGATTTAGAGACTTCATGACGCAGATGCGGGCGAACCCTGGCGCGACGGTGAATGCCGGCACGCCGCCGGCCAATACGGTCGCCCCTGGGGCGGCGTTGCCGCCGACCAGCAACGATCCGATCATGGGTCCGAGCTACATGCCGAACCAGCCGAACATGGCGGGTGCTCCAGTCGCTGCCGCTCCGGCTGCAGCGCCGGCACCGAAGAAGCCGGTGACGCCCACCCCGGCCGCGACGACGCCGCCGAAGCCTCCTGGCGGCATCGACCCGAAGGTCCAGCAGCAGGCTTGGGACATCCTCATGCGCGGCGGCAGCATGGGTGGCGGCTCCTATGGCGGCTTCGCAGGTCCGTCGAGAGCCTTCGCCGACCAGCAGCGCCAGATGCTGGCCTTGGGCGGTCAGGGAGCCAGCCCAGAGACGCGGCAGATGCTGTCGGCCATGAACCAGCGCATGGTCGACATGTTCAACCAGAAGCGCAGTGGCAACCGTCAGGGAGGCAGCCGCTAGATGGGCCGCGTCGCGCCAGGAGCAGTGGTCGACGCCCTGGTCGCCAGGGGCGTCCCTCTGCACGTCGCGCAAGGCGTGGTGATGAATTTCCAGGATGAGAGCGGCCTCGACACCGGCATCCAGGAGATCAACCCCACCGCCGGTCGCGGCGGCTACGGGCTGGCGCAATGGACTGGCCCCAGGCGCATCGCGCTCGAGGATTTCGCGCGTTCGCGCGGCGTGCCGGTGAACGACCTCGAGGCACAGCTCGACTTCTTCATGCAGGAAAACGCCGGCCCCGAAGCCGCCGCCTGGAAGCAGGTCATGGCGGCGCAGAACGCCAACGACGCGGCGGTCGCCTTCGTCAACAAGTGGGAACGCCCACGCTCGGACTACGCCGCCCAGCGCACGGCCAAATACGGCGGTGCCGACGCCGTCAAGGCGACCAGTCCCTACGGCATCACGGCGAAGCACCCCGGCAATCCGACTGTCGGCACCGGCGGCTACGTCTCGCCCACCGCCAACAAGACGCAGCCGCAGGCGAAGCCGAAGACCGATTGGGCCAAGGCGCTCAGTGGGGGATTGGGGGGATTTGCCGGTGCCATGCAGTCGGACGGGTCGCAGACGCAAATTTCCCCGTCGCTGATCACGCCGATGGAAGCCGCGCCGATGTCGTTCGTCGCCCCCAGCCAAGCCGATGAAAATGCCCGCAACCAGTTCGCCGCTCTGATGCAGAGCTATTGGATGAAGTGACATGCCAGACGTCGATTTCCACTCCGCCTACCGCGACTCCACCAGGGGCTCGACCTTGAAGGCTTTGCAGCTTCGCCAGCGCGAGCTGCAGGACCTCATGGCGCAGACGCAGGCACCGCGTCGCATCGAGCACCCCGCCCAGGCTTTCGGCCAGATGGCACAGACACTGTCTGCCGGGATCCGCGAGGGCCGCGCCGCCGCCCAGGAACAGGCCGGCAGGCAGCGTTTCGCCGAATTGCTTGCCGGTGGATTGTCCGCTGACGAGATGGGTGAGGCCATGGGCATCGATCCCGATATCGCGCTGCGCTACCAGGAGAACACCTGGGCGCAGGAGAAGGAGGCTCGCGCTGCGGCCGCTCGAGCGGGCGAGCTGAAGCAGGGCCACGATTGGGACGTCGAGGCGGCGACCGCGCGCGTCGAGGCCGAGAAGGCCGCCGCAGCGGAGCGCGCCAGGGTCGAGCAGGAATCGCAGGGCCGCACGTTCGAGCAGCAGGACAAGACGGCGGAAGAGCTCGCTCGAGAGCAGGAGGCCGCCAAGACCGTCGAGAACCAGCGCAAGCTCGAGCAGGACAAGCTCAACGCCACCCAGGCGCAGGAGCAGGCCGGCCTGACCGCCGCCTTGGGAAGTCCCGAGGCGGAGCTCAGGGAAGGTCTGAAACGCGGCACCATCACCCAGGCCGATTTCGACTCCGGCATGGCCAATCTCAAGGCCAAGGCGGCGAAGGAAGGCATGACCCCCGGTCAAACGAAGTTGGAACAGGACTATGCCACCGAGCACGGCGAATGGACGTCGACCGGCCGCGCGCAGTCGATCTCCAATTTGCAGCAATTGCAGAGGGCGGCGACCACGCTCGGCAAGCCGCAGGGCGCGCTCGCCGATTACACCGGCATCGGCGCGACCAGCGGCGTCATCACCGGCGCGCTGCCGGATTGGCTCAACCGGCTGACCGGCAACCAGGAGGCGGTGAACACGCGCGACACTGTTCGCTCGGTGGCCCAGGAATCGCTGAAGGCGGTGCTCGGTACGCAGTTCGCTGCGGTGGAAGGTGCGCAGGTGCTCGAGCGTGCCTTCGACCCGAGCGCCACGCCGGAAGAGAACCAGCGCCGCGTCGGCCTGCTGGCCGCCAAGCTGCAGCAGATCGCCAACCAGCGCGAGGCCAAGGCGGAATACTGGAACAAGAATGGCATGATCAGCGGCTATGTCGGGCCGTCGCTCGACGAGGCCAAGGCCGACTTCCTGTCGCTGATGAACGAGTTTGATGCCGGCGGTGCCGCTGCTCCGCCGGACACCAATTCAGGTGCCGGTGCCAACGCTCCGGCGCAACCCGAGCTCACCGACGAGCAGCTTCTCGAAATGTACAGGCCGAAGCCGAAGTAAGATGGCAACCCGCGACGAGATCCTCGCTGCCATTCGGGCAGCGCACACCGCCGGCAACAAGGAGCACGCCACGCGGTTGGCGGCGATGCTCGACGCCATGCCGTCGGACACGCCGGAAGGCGAGGTCGGCTGGCTGACCCCGGTCGACGACGCCATGCGGGTCGCCGGCGACACCATCAGCAGGGGTTATCTCGACAAGCTGCTCGGCCCAGAAGCACAGGCCCACACAGCCCGCTCCCGTGAGCGCCTGAGCGATTGGGTCGAAGCCCCGGTCGAAGTTGCCTCTGCCGTCGCCTCGACGCCCTACCGCGTCGGCAGCACCGCCGCCGGCGGATTGTTCGGCGCGCTCGAGGGCGCTGCCTCCGCCTATGGCCACCAGGACGATTGGATCCCCAGCCCCAGCGAAGCCAGCGACATCGCCTGGGAAGCCGGCAAGGGAGCCTTGCTCGGCTCCGGCGCGGCGAAGGCCGGCGAGTGGATCGGCAAGGGCTGGAACAGGCTGATGCCGGAAGCACCGGTGCACGGTCCGCCGACGGCACCGTCCGACCCGAAGCTGAGCAAGATCGGATCGGCCGTTCATTTCGCCGCCAAGCAGCCGCTGCAGAACACCGTCCCGGTCGACATTGCCCTGCATACGCTCGGCTTGCCGCCGGTGGCCTCCGGCACGGCCCGCGCCGCCAGGGTGGCGGCACCGGCCTTCAAATACCAGCCGCAGCCGGGTGCCCTCCCGATCCAGCCTGAACCCGAAGCCGCCGCTGCGCTGCGCGACTATTTCTCCAAGATGCTGGCCGGCTACGGAAGGAGCCCTTGATATGCCCTTTGACGCATCCGGCACTTTCACCAGAATCCGTGGAGCCGACTCCTGGAAGGGTGATGCTACTGCAAACACACCCATCCGCGCCGATCTCCACGACACCAACGACAACGACTTCGCCTCCGGCCTGTCGGATTGCATCACCAAGACAGGCAAGACGCAGCCCACCGCCGACCTGCCGATGGCCGGCCACAAGCTGGTCAATCTGGGCGCGCCGACGGCGTCGACCGACGCGGCGACCAAGCAATATGTCGACAACGCCATCGAGGCGGCGAAGACCTCCTTGTTGCTGCCACCCGGCATGATGATGCCTTATGCCAAGAGCGGATCGGTGCCGGCCGGCTGGCTCTACTGCAACGGCCAGCTCGTCAGCCGCGCCACCTTCTCCAGTCTTTTCGCTGTCATCGGGACAACCTTTGGTGCCGGCGATGGCTCGACCACCTTCGCCTTGCCCGACATGCGCGGACGTTTCCCCAGGGGCTGGAACGACAACGCCACGCTCGATCCGGCGCGCGTCTTTGGCTCGGTGCAGACCGACGATCTGGAGAGCCACACCCACACCGCCACGACCGGCACCGAGAGCGCCGACCACACCCACGCCATCTCCGGCACCGCAGCGTCGGCAGGCTCTCATAACCACGATTTCACGATCTACGCCTCAAGTGTCATGTCAGGGACAGGCGGTCTCGCGGTGACGGGCTACCGCGCCGACGCCGGCAACCAGACCAAGACCACGACCAGCGACGGCGCGCACACGCACAGCGTCTCCGGCAACACCGGAGGCCGCTCCGCCGCGCACACTCACGCCGTCACCGTTCAGCCGGTCGGCGGTGCCGAAACCCGGCCCCACAACGTCGCCTTGCTCTGGATCATCAAGTCATGAAGCGCACCGTCGTCATCAACGAGATCGAGCCGGCACCTCTGTCGCTGCGCGCGGCCATCGGCCTGCCGACGATCATTGACTTCCTGTTCAAGGACCAGGACGACGCGCCCTACCAGATAGACCTCGCCGCGCAGATCAAGATCGAGCCGCGCACCACCGGTGGCAACATCCAGATGTTCCCGGCACCGAGCACCGACCGTTTAAACGGCAAAGCGCGAGCGGTGATCCCCGCCAACACGCTCACCGATCCAAACGGCTACGTCATCCGCCTCGTCGGCACGCTCTCCGGCGGACCGGCTCTGTTCGCCTCCGGCGTCATCATCCCGTACCCGGCCGCCGGCCTCGACGCGGTGCCGACCGACGTCATCGACCAGATCGACATCGTCATCGAGCGCGGCGGCGACTACGTGCTCTACATCCAGCTCTGGCAGGACACCGAGAAGACCATCCCGCTCGACATGACGGGGTCGGTGGTCAGCGCCTCCATCGAAAAGAGCCAGACGGATCCAACGGTGCTCGCCGACTTCGTCGTCACCGAAGGCACCGCGCCGTCGAGCGTCGTCTTGACGCTGCCCCAGGCGGTGGTCGACCCGCTGCCCAACGCCGCTTGGTGGCGGCTCCGGTTGACCCGGGTTGAGACCGGCATGACGACCTTGGCCGAAGGCTCAGTCACGGTGGTGGATGAAATCTGATGACCAACGTCGTCATCATCGAGAGCGGAAAGAAGATGGCGGCGTCGGTCGTCGCCCTGGTGAAGCAACCAATCGTTCCGGTCGGCGCGCCGATCCCAGACGTCGGTCTGGTCGAGATCACCGCCTTCAACCCGACCGAGCTCATCCCAGGGCCTCGAGGATCGCTCTGGTACACCGGCACCGGCGCGCCCGTCTCCTTCCCTGGGCAGGCCGACGGCGACATGTATCTCGACAACGCCAACGACCACATCTGGCGTCTCGAGGGCGGCGTGTGGGTAGACACCGGCACCGACATCGCCGGTAGCCCCGACACCGGCGCGCAGATCCTGGCCAAGCTTCTTCCGGTGGACGGGGCGGGCTCTGCCCTCGACGCCGACTATCTCGACGGCCAGGACTCGACCTATTTCGCAACAGCGGCGGCACTCGCCACCGAGGCCAGCACCCGCGCGTCGGCCGACGCCGGCCTGCAGAGCCAGATCACCAACAACCTCGCCACCCAGGACACCCGCGACGACAACCAGGACACGCTGATCGCCGCCAACAACACGGCGCTCGCCGACAAGGTCGCCAAGGCCGGCGACACCATGACCGGCAAGTTGAACACCGCCGCATCCGCCGGCGGTGCCGCCGGTTTCAACATCCCGCACGGCGCAGCGCCGGCGTCGCCGGTGAACGGCGACATCTGGACGACCACGACCAACCTGTCCTGGCGGCAGAACGGCGCGACCTACAACGCGGCGAACCTGAACGGCTCGCAGCAGTTCACCGGCGCGAAGACCTTCACCGTGCCGCCGGTGATGGCGACGCCGGCTGCCGGTCAGGCGTCGATCAGGTTGCCGGCTGGCGTCGCGCCGACGACGCCGACCGACGGTGACATGTGGGGCACGTCCACCGGGCTGTTCGCGCGCGTCAACGGCGTCACCTACAACCTGACGAACACCTTCCCTGAAGCGCCCGTCGACGGCCAGCAATACGTCCGCCAGAACGCCGCCTGGGCACCGGTGGACGTGCCTCCTGGGACGATCATGTCGGATACGCCGCCGGTCGGCCCCGACCCCGGCCAGATGTGGTGGGAGAGCGACAGCGGCAACCTGTTCATCTGGTACGCGGACGGCACGTCCAGCCAGTGGGTGCAGATCAACGGAGGCTCCGGCCAGAAGGCCCTGATCTCAGACACGCCGCCGTCCAACCCGGTGCATGGCGACATCTGGTACGAGAGCGACACCGGGAACTTCTACGTCTACGTGGACGACGGCACGTCCCAGCAATGGATCGCGCCGAACGTCACCCTGACCGGCGACTACGTGCCGATATCAGGCGGCACGATGACCGGAGCGCTCGGCGTCAACGCCGGCCTCGTATTCCCCGCCACGCAGGTTCCGTCGTCGGATGTCAACACGCTGGACGACTACGAGGAAGGGACGTGGACGCCGGTCATCTTTTTTGGCGGCAACAACGTCGGTCTGACTTATGGAACGCGCTTCGGCCAGTACGTCAAAATCGGCCGTCTGGTGATCTTGCAGTTTGATATTCCGCTCACTGCGAAAGGCACGTCTACCGGCGCAGCGACCATCGCCAACATGCCGTTCAACAACGCCTACCAGTACGCCGGCTGTTCCTTGCCCTACTGGAGCGGGATGGCAAACTGCGGCGGCAGCATCGGCCTGTATTCCGGCATCAACTCCTCGACCATATCGCTTGTCACGCAGAACAGCGCGGCGTCGATTAGCACGATGAACGATACCCACTTCACCAACACGTCGCGCCTGATCGGTTCATTCATATACATCGCGAGCAACTGATGGCTTTCGACTTCCCCAGCGCCCCGACAGTCGGCACCATCTACGCCCCGGCGGGCGGGCCGAGCTACGTCTGGGACGGCGTCGCGTGGAAGGTCGCGGCGGGCTCCAACACCGTGCCGAGGACGGCGCTCCCCAAGAACCTGATCCTCAATCCGAGCTTCGATGTCGATCAGGAAGCGGCAGGCATCGTGACGGCCCACAACACCTATTTCTGCGACGGATGGAAATCGTCCTTCTCCAATGGCGGCACCATGCGCTACGAGCGCGTCCCCAGCAGCGGTGGCTATGCGCGTTCGCTTGGCCGTTTCTTCGTAACTGCGGCTGATGCGTCCATCGCTGCGAGCGACTACGCCTCTATCTACCACGCGCTGGAAGGGCTCCAGCTTGCCGATCTTCGCTGGGGCTCCGTTGCCGCGAAGCCTGCCGTGCTGCGGTTCAATGCTTACGCAAGCGCGGCGGGCACCTATTGTGTTGCCGTCCGCGACAATTCCATCGCCGCTGGTATCGTTTTCAACTTCACGCTGGCGGCGGCGACATGGGCCGAGTTCAGCTTCGCGATCCCACCCTGCACCACCGGGACGTGGACGGCAGACACCGCTCAGCGCGGAGCCGTAGTCTTCACCTACGCCTGCGGCACGTCTTACCAGACGGCTCCCGGCGTGTGGACGGCAGGCAACGTGCTTGCCACGTCCAGCATCAGCAACGGCATCGGCGTCACCAACAACGACTTCTACGTCACCAACGTGGGGCTCTACGTCGATCCTGACGGCACCGGGCTCGCGCCGCCCTACGAAGCGCCGAACTACTCCGACGAACTGGCGCGCTGCCAGCGCTACTACCACAAGAACGTCAGCGAGGGTAACGGCTGGGTGTTCAGCGCCATCGGCTTCGACGCCACCGCGCGCAGCTTCTACGGGATGCTGTATTACCCGGTCGAAATGCGCGCCTCACCCTCGATTACACTGAGCGGCCTCAACTACGGCAATGCCAGCGGCGCGGTCGTCAATGGCACTCCCGCCGTGAAGAGCTTCCGCATGAACGCCGCGTCCGTCGGCGCTGGCTCCTGCTACGCAGCCGGCTACTACACAGCCAACGCGAGGATGTAGATGGCGTTCGACTTCCCCTCCTCGCCGTCCACCGGGCAAGTGTTCAAGCCGACCGGCGGGCCTGCCTATGTCTGGAACGGCTACGCGTGGGTGCCGGATGCGACCGGCAGGGTGACGATCGCCGTCGATGACAATCTGCTGGTCAACGGCTCGATGCTGATCTCTCAGGAGAACCCGCAGCGTACTGAGGTGACCGGCAGTGCCTACTATCTCGCCGACCAGTGGATGCTCAACAACAGCGGCATGACCGGCACCATCGGTGGTGCGACGTTCTTCGACAACGCGGCCAACGGCGACAGCGGGCGCTATTTCGCCTACACCCGCAACAACAGCGCCAACGCCAGCGTCGCTGCCGGTGCCTACTCCAATCTCATCACATACATCGAGGGCTGGCGCATCTATCCCCTGAAGTGGGGCAAGACGGTCGCCGTTCCGGCGGTGCTGCGCTTCAAGGCCCGCGCCACGCAAGCCGGCACCTACTCGCTCGCGCTCAGGGACTGGGGCGGCACCGCCAGCTTCGTCTTCGACTTCGCGCTGCCTGCTTTTGGCTCGGGCGGCTGGACCGATGTCGTCGTGCCGATCCCGGTGCCGACTGCTGGGACATGGAACTTCGCTTCCAACACCGGAGCCCTGACGCTCGCTTTCGCCCATTCAATCGGCTCGACTTTCAAGGCTCCCGCCGTTGGCTGGAATGCCGGCAACTACCTCGCCGGTCCCGGCATCACCAACAACGCGGCTGTCGCCAATAACTCGATGCACATCGCCGATGTCGCGCTCTACGCCGATCCCGGCAACACGGGCGTCGCGCCGGCCTACAAGGAACTGCCCTGGGCCGACGAACTGGTTGTCTGCCAGCGGTACTACGAGAAGAGCTACGACTGGAACATCGCGCCGGGAGCGGTGGCAAGCAACGGCATGTTCTCCATCCAGCGTTGCTCCACGGCAGCGTCCGATTTTGTCACCGCCAATTTCAAGACAACGAAGCGGGTCGCGGCTTCCATGACATCCTACAGTCGCAACACTGGTGCATCCGGCATGATCCACAACGAAAGCGCCGGGACCGATGTCGGCATCACCAGCTTTGTCGGCGGCACCGGGGCCGCGCGCTTGCAATGGGCCGCTGTCGTCGGGGCTCCGTACTCCTATCATTGGGTCGCCAACGCGAGGATGTGAGATGCCAGCAGAATACGTCAGCGCAGAGTGGGTCCACGACGAGACGATGGGCACCTACACGATCAAGGCCATCGGCGACGACGACAGCGTCTGGTGGATCGGCAGCGTGAACTCCGACGTGCCGCCGTGGCCGGCCTACATGGAAGAGGTCAAGGCCGGCACCAAGCAGATCGCCGGCACCGCGCCGCCGGAGACGGAGCCTGCGGATGACGCTGCCTGAAGCCGGCAAGGCCGTCACCGCAGCCGTCGAGGGCTTGAAGACCAACCCCTCGTGCCTCGCCGCGATTTTGTTGGCGGCCCTCTTCGCCGTTCTCGTCTATGTTGCCAGCCAGCGCGAGGCGGAGCGGAGCAACGCGCGGTTCCAGACCGCGATGACGTTGCTCAACGGATGCCTCGCCAAGGACGGGGAGGCTCCGCAGTGAATGTGGCTCATCCTGATCATCCTCATGGCCGGTCCGCAGGACTGCGACAGTTGGCTGGAACGGTTCTTCCTCATCGAGTGCGCCACCTATTCGCGGGAGCATCAGCGTGAACAGAGGCCGCCGGTCCGGCGTGACGACGACAATCCACTTCCGCCTGACGATCCCGGTGGAGACGATCCAGACGGTGATGGCGGCGGTTCGACACCTGGAGGAGGAGGCCAACCGCCCGGTGGCGGCACGACCACCCCTCCCGACAATGGAGGAGGTTCGACGCCGGAACCCCCAACGGGAGATGCGAACAAGGGCCACGGCAACGATCCTGGGAGACACGACCCAGACAACCCAGGCAAGGGCAAGGGGAAGGGAAGGAACCGCTAGGTGAAGGCGCTGCCGCTCTGCCTGCTGCTCGCCGCCTGCAACATCAGTTGGGGCCGTGATCGCGTCCCGCCGGAACCGACGGTGCGCCTGTGCCTTCAGCAGCGTGAGATCATCCTGCGGCGAGAAACGGTTCGGGTGGTCGAGCTGCAACCCTGTGTGCCTGCGATAGGAGAATTCCGATGATAAGCGCGCTCGTGACGCTGATCATATACCTCCTCGTCCTGGGGATATTGATCTGGCTGGTCTACTACGTGGTCGACGCCATCCCGCTGCCGGACCCCATCGGCAGGATCGTCAAGCTGGTTGTGGTCGTCATCGCCGCCCTGGTGGTCATCCTGATGCTGCTCAACCTGCTCGGGGTTGGAGCCGGCATCGATCTTCCGAAGCTGGGTTAGTCCTTCCTGTAGCGGAAGCCCCGCCAGCCGTCGGCCAGGAGCGGCAGGCCGGCCGCCCACAGCGGCTTCATGGTGAGCGCCTGCATGAAGTGGGTGAGATTGCCCTCGCCCTGGCGCACCTCAGAGATCACCTCGTCGTGCACCGTCATCACCACCGGGTAGCCGGCAGTCTCGACGTTCTGCATGCCGACGGCGAGGAGGTCGCGGGCGGTTGCCTGTACGGAATGCTGGAAGAACAAACCGGGATAGAAGGCGTCGCGGCGGCGGTGTTTCCCTTCGAAGGCGAGCACGGTCAACATGTCCTTGTGCTCCTGCTCGTGCTCGGGTTTCCGTTTATCGGACCAGGGCACGACCCGCGATTCCACACCAGGCGTCGGGTAGGCGAGCGCGCGGCCGCTCGGCAGCGTCATCCAGATGAAGCCGGTATCTCGTTTAAACGAGACGCGACCGGCGGTGTGCACCGTCCCTGGCTCATCGAAAGCGTGCCAAGCGGCGCTGTGGAAATCGTCCCAGGTCTGCACCGTCGCCGGGTGCGCCCGCCTCCAGGCGCGCACCGTATAGCGGCAAGCCTTCCAGGCGTCCTCCGAGAGCTGTCGCAGGTTGTTGCCCTTGGCGATGCAGTCGCGATACGCCTTGTCGACGAGCTCGCGCTCCTTCTTGTCGGCGGCGTCGTGGAGGGCAGGGAATGCCTCCGCCATGTCGATGTGATAGTTCATCGCCATGGCCGCCAGGGCGTCGACGCCACCGCCAAATCCGAGCGCCAGCTCGGCGGTCTTGCCGGTCTGCCGCTCGGCCTTGGTCACGTCCTCGACCGGCTTGTGGTAGATCGAGGCGGCGGTGAGCCGGTAAACCTCCTCGCCGGTGCCGTCATCCTGGCGGCGGAATTTTTCGAGCTTGGCCTCGTCGTGCGCCATCCAGGCGGTGATCCTGGATTCGATGTTGGTGTAGTCGCCGCTGATCAGCTCGCGGCCCTCGCCGGCGACCATGATGCCGCGAAGACAGTCCGACACCACCGTCAGTGGGTGACCCCAGCCCCAGTCGAGCACCCTTGGATCGCGCGTCTTGATGCAGTCAATGCCGATGTCCTGGTTCTGCACCAGCCCTGATCCTCGAGTGAAATTGTGCGGCTGCAGGAGCTGACCCGACCAGCGCCCCGTAGAGGCACCGTGGAAGAGCAGCAGGCCGCGAGCTCGCCCATCACCGCCGACGCAGTTCAACGCTGCCTGGAGCTTGCGCACGGACGCCCTGGAGGCTTCCTGCCATGCTTCCAGCGCCGCACGGCATTCGGGCGGCATGTCCTGAGCGAAAACACCGTCGATAACGGTCTTAGCCAATGATGGCGCTTGGACGCCGAACAATGTGAGCCACGCCTTCAGGCGCTCTGTCTGCGTTGCCTTCTCGACTGCGCCGTTGGTCAGTCTCTTCAGCACCGCGTTTAAACGAACGGATTCCTCATCGACTATGGCGATCATGTCATCGACCAGATCGCTGTCGATGGTGATGCCGCGATCATTGATCAGTTGATCGAACTTCCACAGCGCCATCTCGGCATCGGACAGCGGCTTGAGTCGACGGCGCACCGCGCGCTCGACCTCTACGTCCGTCTTGCAATATTCGAGCAGCCGCTCGAGGTCGCCGTCGTTCCAGTGCACCTCCGTCCGGTTCTCGCCCTTCCTGGCCTTGCGGGGCCGCGCCATCTGCATCATCAGTCGCGCGCCGTCGGTGTCCTTCCGCTCAGGCAGCCGCATCACGTTGGCGACGTTCTCGAGCGCTCTCGGAAGCGCCTGCGCGGCTGCCTGGGCGGCGGTGTCGCGGAATTGGTCGAGGTGCGGCGTCGGCCAGCCGTGCACCGGCCCCAGGATCCAATTGAAGCCCTGGCGCTCGAAATTGACGTTCCAGCCGGCGATCTCGCAGTGCTTGTTGGTGAGTGCATCGTAGACCTGCGGTGGGCATGACTGCCCAGGCACCCAGCCGTGCACATGGCCGTCGTCGATGGCCCAGGCCGCGCACAGGATCTCGGTCATCGGGTGTTCGAAATAACGGTATGCGCCGCTTTTCTTGAGGTCGACCGGGCTGCGCGTCTCGAGGTCAATCGACAGGATCACCGTGTCACCCCTGTTAGGAAATACAGCGACTGCCGCCGGTTGAGCACGACGTAGTCGAGCTTTCCGCGCAGCCGTAATTCTCGCATGATGCGGCCGGGGCTGTCGGGCGCGATGCCGGGGTCGCGCTCGAGCACGTAGACCCGCAAGTCTTCCGCATGATAGGCGCGCCAATCGTGTTCGATGGCGAAGGCCATGACCAGCGGCGCAATCCTGGCAAAAACACGTTCGCGTTCACCAGGATCGTCGTCATCGTGGGTCATGGCCGCATCGGCCAGAACTTGGCGGGGCTGTGGCCGAACGGCTTGTCCTTCCACATCCGCACCCAGCAGCAATTGTCGAAGCCGACCGACTTCGACCCCTTGATCCATTTCAGCCGTCCGACCGGCACGACGTCGGTGCAGCGTTCCTTCATCGCCAGGGCGGACTGATGGGTGAACAGCCAGTCGCTGTAGATCAGGAACCAGGACGGCAGATGATCGGACTGGCGCTCCATGATCGACACCATGATGTCGTGCCGCCACGGCGGGTTGGTGATGACCACCTTTGCGCCGTTGTAGTCGTCCTTCGTCCAGTAGCGGGCGTCGCGCTGCTCCTCGACGCTGTTGATGTCGCCCCTGGCGACGCATTGAAGGCCGCGCGTCTCCAAGTGCTCGACCAGGGAGCCGTCGCCGTAGCAAGGCTCGGCAAAGGGATTGGCGCGGTCGCGCAGAAAGTGGTCGCGCAGAAGGTAGGGGAACAATGCGTCGACCGCCTCTCTCGGCGTCGGGTAGAAATCGTCCTCCGCCCGCTCAAATTTCTGGAATGCCCTCTTGGTCATGCTAGTCTCCAGGTTGTCCATTGGATCATGTGACTTTGGGGCCGGCTCGCGCCGGCCCCTTTTTCGTCAGCCGAAGATGTCGACCGCTTCGCCGCCGTCGCCGTCACCGGTCTCGACGTACCACTTGTCGACGTCCACAGGCGTCCGGCCGCCGAGCGACTCGCCGTCGCGCAGTTTCTGGAACATCCTGATGTTGAAGGTGACGCCCAGGCCGCCGGTGGGGTGCTCCCACGAATAGGCGTTGAGCACCGCGAAGCCGTAGCAGCCCGAATAGACCTCGTCCTTGGTGGCATCGACCAGCTTCGAACGAAACAACACGCGCGGCGGCGCATCGGCGTTGTTCTTGGTCCTGATGAAGACGACGTCGGGCCCGAAGCCGGCCCACAGCTCGCCGGTCTGCTTGCTGTGCGCCTGCGGGCTGTCGCCCTTGAAGATCGGGTTCTTGATCTGGCCGGCCTTCAGCCGCTCGACGCCCTTGTCGCCCCACTTCATGTGGACGACCTTCACCACCTGCTTCATCAGCTCGGCGGCGTGCTTCTTGTCGAAGATGAGCGTGCAGCCGTATTTCGGCTCGCCCTCGCCGCCCTGGCTGGTCGGTGCCCACAGGCCCTCCGAGAAGGACAGCCTGCACTCAGGCGACTTGAAGTCGCCGCTATTTGCCTGTGCCATCATATGTCTCCATTGGCTCAACAGGTTCAACAAAGTAACGGTCCACGACGGATAGCACCGGCTCGCGGGTCGTCTGCGATGAGCGGATCAGGTCGGTCCCGATGACCGGCCTTTCGATGACGTCGCCGAGAAACTCGGCGACGACGGCCTTGCCGAGCGACCGCTCGAACCCGGCAGGGGATTTCAGTTTGTAGTCGTAGAGCTGGCTGTGCTCCGGCGGGATCGGCAGCAGGCCGGCGATCTCTTCGGCACCGACGGTGAACTTGCGGTGCCCGATCTTCTCGACCAATTGCCAGTGGTCGAATTTGAAGCCCTGGCGCGCCATCTCGTGCGCCAGCGCCTTGCGTTCGCGGATCCAGGCTTCCAGCTCCTCGAACCGATCAAGGTCGCGCTCGACGTCCTCGACCGAATTCTCGCGGAACTGATTGCTCTTGTAATGGACGCCGGAATCGTCCTCCCAGGCACCGGCGATGGTGAGCGCCTCGCGTCGCAGCGCGGGGCACGATCCGGCAGCAGGGCAGAAGGTGCACTGGATCTCGCCCGGGTTGAGGTAGGTGCTCGCCCAGGCTTCCATCTTGACGCCGCTGTCTCGAGCGTCGCTGTAGACCTTGAGCGCAGTCGCGGTGGTGCGGATGCGGGTGGCGAGCTCGATGGTCCAGTCAAGCAGCTCGATGACGCCGATTGTCTCCGAGCGGATGGTGCCGTCGCGGTGCTGCGCTCGAGGCTGGACGATGGTGGTCGTTACCGTCGACACCGGCGTCGGGTCCATGTCCATCTGCAGCAACGCGCCGACGGCATAGGTCCTGGCCTGGGGGTTGCCGGTGGCCTCGACGATGTGCCCCTTGCCCGTCTTCAGGTCGACCACCTCGAGGTCTTCCGTATCGGCGTTGTAGAGCATGGTGTCCACCGTGCCGCCGCACTCCATGCCGAGCTCGCCGAGCTTGGCGAGATCGAATTGCTGCTCGACGGCGTAGAGGGAGTAGCCCATCGTTTGACGGTGCCGGATGTAGCCCACGTAGGCGTTGGCCGTGTCCAGCATCTCGAGATCGGCGTAGAAGACGAATTTCTCGGTTTCGAACTTGTCACCAATCTCAACAGGTGCCCCATTCAACAGCCGCTCCGCTATCTCGTGACATGCCGTGCCCCAGGCTGCCGCCTTGCTCTCCGGCGACCGCACGATGTCCATGCTGAGCGCGAGGTTTCCCGCGCACAGCCAATTGCGCTCGGTGCTCGAGGCGGACCACTGAGCGTGAGTCCGGTCCTTGTGCTTGCCGAGCGCCTTAGCCATTGGCCTCGACCTTCCGGCTGAAGGGGTTGTCGTTCACCGCCTTCTTGACCAGATCGATGGCGGCGGCGATGTGGTCGTCGCCGACGTCGCTCGACTTGCGCACACCCGCACCGAACGCCTGCTGCAGCATTTTCGACACATCGCTCGAGGCGGCCGCATAACCGAACTTGACGACGTATTCCTTGAACGCCGCCGTCAGGTCGTCGCGGGTAAAGATCGCCTGCTTGCCGTTGGTCTTCGGCGCGACCTGGGTCACCTCCTCTACGGGCGCAGCCGGAGCCGCAGGAGCGGCCTGGGTCGGCTCCTCCTTCTTGGGTCGCCCCCGGCGCTTCTTGGCCTCCACCGGGGCCTGGGCGGCCGCTGGCTGCTGTTCCTCGACCGGAGGCTCGGTGCGCGCAGGCTCCTTCTCAGGCTCGTCCTTGCGCTCCGGCTCGGGCTCCTTGTGCGGATCCTTCGGCTTCTGCGTGGCGGCCGCCACGGCGGCGACGACCTTGGCCGGCGATCCGTCGAGCGAGATCGCCTGGAGCTGACGCAACTCGCCGATGAAGGCGTCGAGGCTGTCAGAGTCGATTACGAGCGAAATTCTCATGGTAGTTCTCTCCTAGTGTGTGAGCGATTGAGCGGCTCAGATCGAGCAGCCGCGATTGCACCATCTCATCGATGGAATCGGACAGGGCGGCGACGCGCACGAGGCACTGCCGCTTCTGGTTCAAATTGGTGATGCGAGCACCCATCTGGGCCATTTGGCTCGGCGTGAACGTCGATTCCGCGAACCACATCTCGCTCGCCGCCGAGAGATCGATAGCCTCGCCGCAGGCCGCAATCTGAGCGAGAAAGATGCGGATGTGCGGCTGGTTCTGGAAGTTGCCCACGGTGAGCGTGCGCATGGTGCCGGTGACCGAGCCGTCGACCAGCACCGGGTTGAACTTCCACAGCCCCTGCTTGAGCGCATCGCCGACCTCCTTGTGCCAATAGGCGACAACCAATTTCTCGTTCGGCGTGTTGGTGAGGAAGTCGGCGGCGTCATCGATCACCGCCTTGGCTTTGAAAGCGCCGGTGATCCTCCGAACGGGGGCCAGCATCGCCTCTAGCTCGGCCATGCCGACGAGGCTGAGCGGTCCTCGCTTCAGCGCCCTGTCGATGGCGTCCTGCTGGATCGCCGCCTCGAGGCGGGCGCGGTCGTGGCCGGAGAGCTCCACCGGCAGCAGATCCCAGAACGCCGGCCTGATGCCGACGTCTGACTGACGGCGGCGCAAATACAGACCTTTAAGCCGCCGCCTGAGCTCGTCGGTGTTCTGCCCGCGCAGCACGACGCGCACCTGCCGCCCGTTGATCAGGCGGAGCGCGGTGACACAGTAGCGCGCCTGGAACTTCTCGAACGTGGTCACGTCGGGGAAGCCCTGGCGAGGATCAGGCTGCAGCACATGCGGGAACAGCGTGGCGAGAACGCTGAAAGCATCGCCAGGATCGTGCGGCATCGGCGTTCCGGTCAGGTGCCAGACATGCAGCGCCCTGGCGGCCAGCGCCTTGGTCTGGTCGATCATGCGGCCGCGCAATATGCCGTAAGCGCGTTTCGTGCGCGCCGACGAGAAATTCTTGGCGTAGTGACCTTCGTCGAAGATCACGAGGTCGTAACGACCGGCAAGCGCCTTGGCGAGCACCGGACCGTCACGAGACAGGAGCGACCACGGAATGATCGTCGGTGTGCGGCCCCAGCGGTCCCACTCCGCCCAATTCTTTTTCCAGACACCGACGCCGGCCACCGGCGTGACGACCAGGACGCGGTTGAAGCCGCGTTCGCCGGAAGCGATGATTGAGGGTGCGGTTTTGCCGACACGCTGCTCGTCCCACAGCAATTTGTGCGGGTGGCGCGGATCGGTGAGGTAGGTGACGGTGGTGACCTGATGCGGGAATAAGGCTGACACGGAATAAAGCTCCATAGGAACGGTTAAGCTATTCGACCTCCTCGAGGAGGTCAACGGTGATGGTCATGCCCGGCGTAACGGAATATCGTTTAAACGCGGATACCTCTACTACCTGACTGTCATCACCCCAAACGATCAGGTTGCAGGCGTCGAGGATCTTCACATAGTTGTCGATGTCCGGCTTGCCGATGGGCCTCAGGCGGCCCATCTCCGCCGCGAAGGCTTTCTTGGCGGCCCAGGAGATCGGTATCGGCAGCCGGACATCGAGGCGGACGGCCACCGGTCCCACCACCGGTGGCCGCCCGTTCATCGCCACCTGGGCTGCAGCCGCCACCCGGCCTTCGTATGCGACGGTCCGTTCGGGCGTGAACGCCCTACCAGTAGCCCGAACGAACCGCACACGGCCTTTAGCCCCCGGCTTGCCCGCGACGACGATCTCACAGATTCTCACGCAGATTCCATTCCGTTTGTCAGTGGGGAAACGCACGTTGGTCGGCACCGATGTGTTTTGGCGGCACCGGTGCCGACCGTACCGGGCGGCGGAGAGGGGATCGCCGCCGACCGATTCCTATTGCTTGACCAACTGTTTTTCCTTCTGCCTGACAAGATCGAACGCTCGAGCGCGGTTTTCGCTCGAGGCCGAATTATCAGGATGCAGCGCCATAAGGATCAGCTTGAACTCTGCCTGGGTGAACAGCGCGCGGCTGTTGAGCTGCTGGCGGAGCTGCGTGTTCTCGAGCGACAGCGTCTTGTTATGGGCGCGCATGGCCTCGTCGGCGGCGACGATGCGGCGGCGCACCTCCGCGTCGACGGTCGCCTCGAACGCCTTGTCGAGCCGCCGCCGGTGGATCTCGATGGCCTTGTCGATGGACAGCCGCGCCTTCGGCGTGAAGTCGGCGCGCTCGAGCAACTGCTCGTCGGTCAGCTTCTCGAGCGTCTCGGTCGCCGCCTTTCGCGCCGCCGCGCGCTCGCGGCGCAGGATGTTGAACGCCTTGTTGGCGGTGCCGCCGGCGACGCCTGACAGCTCGGCGATGCGCGACTCGGTGACGGTCTCGCCCATCGCCTCGAGCGTCTTGATGGCTTCGATGGCCTTCGCGTTGGCCTCGTCCGGCTTGCGCGCCTTGACGCCGCCATGGGCCTTGCGGAACCAGCCGAAGACGTGGGTCGGCATGTCGTGCGGGCAGTCGGTGAACTTGTCGATGAAGGAGCGGTCGTGGCGCAGCGCCTTGGCGAGGTTCATCGCCGCGCGGCGCTCTGCAGCGACGCTCCACGGCTCGCCTTCGTCGAGGCAGTTATCGCTGACCCACTGATTGAACTTGCGATTGTTGTTGAGCTTCTGCTCTTCGGCCTCGAGCAGCGCGCGGCCGTAGGCGACGATGCCGGTGATCGCCTGGGCGCGGTTCAGCTTCGCGCCGGCGATGGCTTTCGCATAATGCTCCTGCGCGATCTTGGCGCGCTCGACGATCATCTCTGCGACGGTGGGCATCTGTAGCATGGTGGGGTCCTCCAGGTTCAGGTCGGGCCAGGGGAGCACCCTGGCCCGATCTGCACTATTCGGCTGCCTGCTGCGTGATGCGCAGATGCGCACCCTGCTTCATCAGCTTGCCGACGGTGAGGCCGTCGGGAGCGACACGCCGGATGGCGTAGCGCGCCTTGCGGCGGAAGTCGTCCGGCGTCATGGCGGCGACGCCGCTGAAGCCGTTGGCTGTGGCGATGGTCATCAATTCCTTGACCATGTACCACTCATCACCGCGCGGATTGCCGGTGATGACCTGACCGGTCCCGCCCATCGCGGCGAGGAACGGCTGTGCCACGTCGTAATGCTCGCGGATGAGCATTTCGATGATGGCGATCATGTCCACCGGCTTCTGCGCCTTGAGGCCCAGAGCTGTGGTGGGCATGACAAGAACGGACGTGCCGTTCGCTTTGTCGGTATCGATCATGATCGATCTCCCAGGTTTCGACTAATGCTAACGCTCGCCATTGCCTCGACTCACGTTATCGGGTTACACATAGACCACACGTTGATCGTGTGCAACACAGCAACAGGAGATTAGTTAAATGGACCGTCCCCGCGAGATGATCGAGACAATTGCCGCCAGGATGCCGGACGGCACCGGCGAGCGCATCGACGAGGTGCTGTATGGCGGCGAGGTGCGCGCCGTATTCGTGCGGCGTGCCGTCGACAATGAAATAGCTCGCCGCAAGGCCGAGCTTCGCCAGGGCAACCGTCGACCACACCTCAAAGCAGCCTCGACATGAAGCCCATGCGCGGCTCACCCTCGATGCGGTGACCCATGTCGCGGAGTCGGGCGATGTGCTTGTAGACAGTCTGGCGACAAACACCGATCTCGGTGGCGATCTCCCAGGCACTCCACGGATAGGTGCCGCGCCGGCGGATC